GGGCCAATCCTTGAAGGCTTAAGATCTGCATTTGATAATATTAAAAAAGCCATTACGGACAATTCAGCGGAATTGCAGCCTTTCTATGATGCACTAGCAAAAGTGTGGGATTTCATCAAAAAGTATTTGGCACCACTTTTGGGCGGTACTTTCAAAACAGCTTTGGAAGGTGTCGGCACAATTGTCGGTGGCCTTGTTACAGGCTTTTCAAAGCTCGTTGGATTCATTTCCAACACAGTCACGAAAATTAAAGAATTTGTAAATTTTATCAAAGACAATCCAATCACACGCTTTTTCTTTGGCGATGATGGAAATGACAAATCACTCAAGATAAGTGGAAGTCTTGGCGGCTCAACAGGCGGTGGGAGCACAGGCGGTGGGAGCACAGGCGGTGGCGTAAATACCGGTGGAGGCACAACCACATTTTTGGGTGGCAATGATCCACGCACATTTACGGGTGCTCCGCTTGAGGCATTTTCACCCGGCATGCAAGCTGCAATTTTGCGGAAAAATGAAGAAGTAGCAGAAACGGCACGCCTAAGAGCCGCTCGAGAAGCTGCCGCAGCGGCCCGATTAGCAGTTACCGGTGGGCTTTCCACAGCTGAAAGAATCGTGATCAATGTCAATTCTGCATCAATTATTGATGAGGAAGGTTTCAACCGAGCTGTGGTCGATGCGCTCAACAATTCTTACTATCGCGGCACAAATGGGCCGGGAAGCCTTGTGGCAATCTGATGAGCGTTTTCAATCCTGTTTGGCGTGTCAAAGTCGGAGGCGTTGAATACACAAATGTGGTGCTGGCCAATCTGACTATTACATCAGGCCGGACAAACATTTATGAGCAAGCCAATGCCGGTTATGTGAATCTCCAATTGATCAATTTGGATGAATCTAACATCGACATTGAAATCAATGATGCTGTAAGTATTGAGCTCAAAGATTCGACAAATACTTTTGTGCCAATTTTTGGCGGCACAGTCGTGGAATTTGACATTGGTATTACAGCATCGCGTGCTATTGGTATCAACCAATCAATTTCTATTTTAGGCTTAGGAGCTTTGGCCAGATTGCCAAAAGCATTAACCGATGGCGTGCTGTCACATGATTTTGATGGCGATCAAATACTTACGATTTTGACGGATCTGTTGATCAACTCATGGAACGAAGTGCCGGCAGCTTTGCAATGGGCAACCTATGACCCGACCGAGCAATGGCAAAATGCACAAAATACCGGTTTAGGTGAAATTGATACCCCAGGAAGTTACGAGCTTTCACAGAGATCATCATCAACGATTGATGTTTATTCATTGGTTGCAGCTTTGGCAACATCGGGATTGGGCTATATTTACGAATCGCCTACAGGCCAAATTTCCTATGCATCGGCAGATCATCGATCCATTTACTTGGCCACCAATGGATACACCGATCTCTCAGCAAATCAAGCACTTTTTAATTCGCTCTCAATCCAAACCCGTGCTGGTGACATCCGGAACGAAATAAATTTGAAGTATGGCCAAAATTCTCAAAATGATGTCAGCGATAGTGATGCAACATCAATTGGTCTGTATGGCAGATTGGCTCAAATCATCAGCACCACTTTGAGACATCAAATCGATGCCGAGGATCAAGCCGCTTTTTATTTAACACTCAGAGCTTATCCTCAAGCCAATTTTAGACAAATTACATTTGAGCTTGGCAATCCAGACATCGATGATTCTGACCGCGATGCGCTGATCAACATTTTTATGGGTTTGCCATTGCGAATCAATGATTTGCCGCTGAACATGGCAGCCGGCACATACCTTGGTTTTGTCGAAGGTTGGACATGGCGTGCCTCTTACAACGCTGTATCGGTGACGGCTATCCTTTCCCCATTGGCATTTTCATTGCAAGCCATGCAATGGCAGGATGTCTCAATTACAGAACAATGGAACACAATCAGCAACAGCCTCACATGGGCTGATGCCTTAGTCGTAGCGTAAGGAGAAAAAATGGCAAACCCGACATCAAATTTTAACTGGCAAATGCCGACACCGACCGATTTGGTCACGGATTTGCCAGCTGATTTTGAGGTATTTGGTCAGGCGGTTGATTCATCGATGGCTGATCTTTTAGGCGGCACAACAGGTCAAGTCTTGGCCAAGAATTCAAACACAAACATGGATTTTGTGTGGGTTACACAGGATGATTCAAACGCAATCCAAAATGCAATTGTAGACGCTAAAGGTGATCTTATAACTGCAACGGCAGCGGATACTCCAGCTCGTCTAGCAGTAGGCACAAATGGCCAAACTCTCGTGGCGGATAGTACCGCTTCAACAGGCTTAAAATGGGCTACACCAGCAGGCGGTGGCTATTGGACTTCTTTGGCATCTGGTTCATTATCTGGTTCAACATTAACTCTCAGTTCAATTAGCGGTTCGTATAAAGATTTACGCTTGATTTTTAGAAACTTGCAAATTACAAATGACACGGAACCTGCTTTGAGATTAAATAATGATAGTGCTTCTAATTATACTGGTTTGCGTTTTATTGGACAAGCAAGCACACCAGCTACTTACGCAGCCAATAGTCAAACACAAGTAGGATTTACTTATAACAATGTGAAAAACTCGACAACCACATCAGTTATTTTTAATTTGATGGATTACGCAAATACCAGTTCTTACAAAATTGTAACAGGAAATGCTTATTATGTAGCCGCTGGAGGAACAAACAACGAACAAACAATAATTCAATCTACTTGGCGCAGTTCAAGCGCGATAAATAGGATTGATTTGGTTTTATCTACTGGCACATATTCAGCAGGTACTTATGAATTACTAGGAGGCAACTAATGGCTATTTTAATTCACAATGTTGAAACAGGCGAAATTATTGAACGCGAAATGACAAAGGCAGAAGCCGACCAACTTGCACTAGATAATGCGACTGCAATTTCCAGAAAATCCGATGAAGCGGCTAAGGCTGCTGAGAAAGCAGCACTACTAGCCAAGTTGGGCATAACTGCCGATGAAGCGAAACTTTTATTGTCGTGACATTTCCACAAGGCACATTGCCGCGTTTGATTCAAGTTGCGCTCGCTGAGGTTGGCACAGCTGAAACAGGCAACAACGAGACCAAGTACGGCAAATTTATGAAAGCCGACAAGCTGCCATGGTGTGGGTCGTTTCTAAATTGGTGTGCCGATCAAGCTGGGGTCAAGGTTCCAAATGTTGTCAGCACCCGTGCTGGAGCTGAGGCATTTAAGAAAACCAAGCAATGGCACACAACACCAAAGATTGGTGACTTTGTTTTCTTTGATTTCATCATCGATGACAAAGAGACAATCAATCACATTGGCTTGGTGATTCGCTGTTCAGAAAAACAGATTGTAACCATTGAAGGCAACACATCAGCTGGCAAAAGTCAGCGCAATGGTGGAGAAGTCATGGTCAAATCAAGAGCTTTGGGAGCACGCTCATTTGTGGTGGGTTACGGCCGGCCTATTTATGAGCCATTTTCCGGTGATTTACCGGATCGACCAAAAGGAGAAAAATAATGGAGCAAGCAAAAGCAATTGCAGCATCATGGGCGCGGTCATACATTGCCGCAGCTTTGGCGGTGTACATGGCCGGTGGAGACATCAAGGCAATGGCGATGGGTGGCGTGGCAGCTGTTGTGCCTGTCATTTTGCGCTGGCTAAATCCAGCTGATAAAGCTTTCGGATCAACGGGGAAATGATCCCGAAACTACGCGCGGCAGGTTTAGCTTTGATCCTTTCGCTAAGCCTTGCCGGGTGTGGTTATGACGGATGGGTGCGATACCCATGCCAAGAGCACGAAAATTGGGAAAACCCAGAGTGCCAAAAACCACAATGCAAAGTAACGGGAATTTGCACAGAGGATGTGATTGGTGATGGCTTCAAAAAATAAAGAGCGATTAAGCCAAGAGGACATCAAAGCACGGCTCATGTTTCTCATAGGATCGGTTTTAGCCATTGTCTTTTTGATTGTCACATTGGGCATAACTTACGCATTGATTTTTGTGACACAGCCAATTGGAGCACAAGCTCCCAATGATGCAGCTTTCATCGATTTGCTCAAGACTTTGGCAATCTTTCTCACCGGGTCATTGGGTGGGGTTTTAGCATCCAACGGCCTCAAAGACAAGCACAAATCAGAATACGAAAAAGCAATAGAGAAACGATTATCCGGTAACGACACGCCATGATTTAAGCGTGATTCTTGAATTTGTCGGATTTGCCTGTCACTCTCTATTTCGGGAGCTGATATACGGCTCCCAGAAACGGGAGCAACAAAATGAACGAAGCATCAATTGTGATCATGTGTTTGATCGCTGGAGCCTTTTGGGCTGTAATGGCCTATTCGGTAGGTTTTAAGGAAGGCGAGCGACAAGGCTATACAAGAGGCCGAGCCGTGGCTCGCCATGCGGTATCAGCTGATCGGAAGGTCAAGTAATGGCCTCTTTCATGGATGGATACGAAGGCAACAAAGAGCGCACAGACCGATGGATTGCCACATTTCCGCAAGGTAGGTTGGAATCACACATCATTGAATTTAATGCCGAAAAAGGCTATGTGCTAGTACAAGCAAAAGCATTTCGCAATCAAACCGAAATCGATCCAGCTGGCATTGATTATGCGTATGGCTATTTGGCAGCTTATCCAGACAAAATGAAACGCTGGATGATCGAGGACACTTGCACATCAGCTTTGATGCGCGTGATGGCCTTGGTTATGGGCAACACCGAAAAGGCCACCAAAGAGGTCATGGCATTGGTCAAGTCTGAAACACCGGCAGCTGATTACGACTATTGGACAACCAAGCATGGCGATGTGCCGAGTTATCAAACAGCGGCCGAAGCTGAGCAAGCTGGCACACCATCATTTGGATCATCAGAGGATTCTGCGTGGACAGCCGGTGCCGTGCCATCGTGCTCACATGGATCAATGCGATGGAATCAAAGCAAGCCAGATGCACCTAAATCATGGGGCGGCTACTTTTGCAGCGAGAAAATTAAAGACAAGCAATGCACGCCTCGGTGGTATGTCTTACGAAGCACAGGAACATGGGAGCCACAGGTATGAGCGACTATGTAGAGATCATTTATCCTCAAGAGATGAAAGCCAGGTTGATATGCAATGGCGAAATCGTTGAGGAATACAAAATCGAGCAATGCGACAAATGTTCACAGCTGAGGCGATTGGATCATTTCGGCTACCAAAAAGGCTATGACAAGCAAGACAACATCATTTGGTTTTGCGGTGATTGCCGATGATAGATCGCATCGAGGAAGTGCAATGCATGATCGCAGCGATTCAACATTGCCATGATCGATCAGCTGATCACAGCTCACGCATTGTCAAAAACCTGTCATGGTTTGAGTATGTGGCACAGATGGGCGAATCAATGCTGGCTGAGCTAGTGGTGGCCAAGCGATTGGGTTATGAGTACACACCGGGCATCACATGGGATAAATCCAAAGCTGATGTGGGCGATCACATCGAGGTCAAATGGTCAGCCAATCCGGCATCTAATTTGTGGATTCAGGAATCAGATCGCCATGACCGAGACATTGCTGTGTTAGTCACAGGCAACGCACCAAAAATGCACATTGTGGGCTGGATGCCAGTAGCAATTGCCAAGAAACCACGCTATCGAAATGCATCACAAAACAATTGGAGTGTGCCTCAAATCAATCTGCAACCTATTGAGACTTTACAAAGGAGCAACTATGCACATCCTTCAATTTGATTGCTCGATCTGTTCCAAGCTTTACGGAAAGCCAAAGCAACGACATGGACTAAAGAAAGGTGCAGAGCTAACAGAGCATGAATGGTTTGCACAATGCATGAGCTGTGGCACATTTGGCATCAAGATCGTTGATGATGCTCGGATTCAGGAGATGTCATTGTGATTAAGTTATCCACAGGCTTTGTCCACAGGTGTGCGAAACCTGTTGGAATCGCCCAAGATTACGCTCGGTATTTGACAGCGTTGGTACGCTCCAGACTCGCAGACGAGCCGGTGTGCCGGATAGCTCGGGCGCGATGTATGGTGCTATTGGCCGTGCTATGTATTGTTGGCACAACACCGGCAACAGCTGCAAAAGAAGTTAAACCATCGATTGATTCATT